ATGGAACAAACGCTAGAGCGTCTGATCGATGCCTTGCTCTTTTCGGTAGCGGGCGGTATTACAATAATCTGGCACTATTTCACAAACTTGCCAGCAATTGTTCAGCTCGGCATTGTTATTGGTTTTGCATTTGTGATTTTTTATAAAAAAGGCTGGAACGACGCTATGAGCCATCTACGCGATGAGGGCATCGTGCGATTAATTAATGATTACGAACGCCGCCGTCGCTAGCCTACACAAGCAGGCCCATTAAAAGAGCGATCCTCCTTCTATCATCACCTCAATAGCAGCCCCAAGCAGCTTGTTCACCTTCCCCTGATTTCAGCGATTCGGCAAGGAGTGCTCTTTGCTTAATCAAAGCTGCCCTAAGACCCTAAACAATATAAAGAAGGAATCGAGGAACGTGCAAAGTGGATTCTCGATCCCTTCTATAAATAAACATATTCAATACTCCACCAATGGCGCTAAAGGTTTTATTTTAGTAGCTCTTCAAGTTCCGCGCTCGCTTCTTGTACGCCACTACTACAGCTCATTAGTAGCTCCTATCCTTGCCGCATAAGCTCAGCATCTTGGTTGTCTAAAACTTCTTGGACATACGGCACCATCATCTCGCAATCTTTCGAGGCAACTACAAGCAGATCATGGAGTCTGGAAGCCTTGCTTGGTATCGAATAGACCAACCTGAACTCCTCAATATACTGCTGCATATTTTCCAAAGAAAGTTCAATGCTGGCCCGCTCTCGTGGGTCATCAATGAAGCCATCCTTGATTAATTCTTGGTTGAACAACGGTTCCAGCGCCTGAGTAGTCGTATTCAGAGTCCGCACTAGCAGTCCGACGTTTGTAAGATACTCATTCATGGTGATAGGTGTACGGCTAGGTGTTAGGGTTGCCTTAGTCGTGACTGTAGGCAGCTTAGGAGCATCATTCAGGGCAATCGCCGCGTTAGCTTCAAGCGTAGCAGTGGGCAACTCGGGAACAATTGTGAGCGGTCCATTTCGAAGCGCTGCTGTTTGCGGTCGTTTGGCCGGACCTGAAATCATTCCAATAACAAGCACGTACAGTGCAACTAACAATGCTAAAATAGTCACAGCCACAAGGACTAAAACAATACGGATATCGATACGTTCCAAGAAGTTCAATATGATTCTCCCTATGTTGTAGCTAAAGTATAAGGCTCAATTGCCGATCATACTCATGCGATTAGCTCTCTATACCCCCTAAGTCAACGGTGATCAACACCTCGACCTAGATGACGCCTACAACACGATGGATGTTTCACACTCTCCTAGAGACCACGGTCGATCTAATCGTAGCTTTATTTTCCCATCATCGATCAAAAGCTTATGGTTTCGATACTCCTCCTAAGCCGATGGCCAATCTAGAATGCTGAGTTTAGCTTTGAGCTTGAGAATAAGACCTTCTAATAGCCAATCCGTTTAAAGCGTTCTCTTTTTAGAAATATCTTTCAACAGGGACATTGATACGCAATGAGAATCAGGGAAAGTGATGTGCGAGATTTGGCGCTTGAGCGCTAAATCTCGCACATCAAGAAAGAGAAGTTCCGCTCTGCCGAAGGCCTGTGTTCAAAAGCGAATCTGCCCAATTGTAAGTAATTAACAGGATTTGGTATAATGTTCTCTGCAAAGTCGACGATTAATAAAACTGAAGAACTCAGCACAAATACGGGATCGAGGAGCACGCAAAGCGAATTCTCGATCCCTTTTTAATAGAGCGTATCTGTGCTTTTTAGCATAAAGCTCATTCTAAATGGGATCAAATTGGCCAAGAAGCTAAATCGACGTCTTCGGTTTTAATCGACTTCCCATTTTGAATGTCCTTTGCATATTGCTCAAGCCTAGAGATTGCAGCACTCATCCTATCAATACACTGTTCTCGAGTAGTCCTGTCAGGGAGAGCAACTATTTTTCTTAGTGATACCCCATTCTTAAGGGCTTCAAGATCTTCCTTTAAGCCACGAAGCTCGTTCTCAACATATTCAACTGTTGCAACTGCCATCTAGACCTCCTTTGTCATTACTACTAATGGAAATAACCCGTGCCTTATTCTCTACACCGCACAGGACAGAGACTCGCAGAGCATACCATTACCATCGCCGTCGCTGTCGAGCCTAACAAGCTCGCAGTGATGCAAGCCTCCTAGGGCTCATCATTTGAGTGTTGTGCGAATCTGCTCAACCAATCCTTCAGGAAGATCAACTATTGATGTTACAGGCGTGGGATTCTCATAGGGAGCATCAGCTTCAGAGATGTCTGATCCTAATGGCTGAGCGCTTCCCATGCCTGGGCTTGCTTGAAAGGAAACATCATCAATAAACAGGTTACTGTTTAGAATGGCAACAGTTGAAGCAAGTATGAATAAAGTGCGTGTCTGCCCTGCAAACTGCCTTACATCTATAGATCTGTTGGGATTGTAACGCGTTGCGCAACAGCAGTTGTTTCGTCATAGACGCCGCCTAACCAAGCGGCCCATACACCGCCATGAGCATCGACTGTGGGCGGAAACTCCTGAGTGATGATCGGGTAGTCTATAAAGACGCTCACCCATACCGTATCGCCCTCTTCAAAAGAGCCGTTACGTAGCTCTACAAAGGGCAAAGTAGGCCCAGGAGAAGTGGGAGACGGAGGCGGAAGCGTTGCTGTAGGTGTAGGTAGGTCCTTGAAGACAGCCGGGAGATACTGGGCATGAAGGGCAGACAGATTTTGTGCAAAGCCCATTGGGATTTGAGTCAAGCCTAATAAAGCGACAACGAACAAGATGGCGATGAAGATCTCTTTGAATCGCATACTGTGCTCCTCGACTATATGGTTTATCAGAACTTGTGGTGCGTCGAGGGAGATGTAAGAGTGCAGAGAGTTGGAATGTTTGAAATAGGTTATGCTACAACTCTTAAACGAGTCGAGGGGGTCAGGAAATAATAAATCAGAGGCTTATAGATGCTGTCCGAATCGACCCAATGCAACTCGGCAGACGAGCGATAGGGCTAAGCACGTTTCGGAGTTTATACCAAACTTTTTGATTGATGTTATATCTCTTTCTAACACGCTTAGGCAGGTTTGTCTAGGTAGGTTTTTTAGATAACACTCCAAATTTGTTTTACAGACGAAAAGCAATAACGCTTCTGCTCGATTAAATCGTATATTTTTGGCCTTTGTTATGCAGAATCTTCGCTTCCTTCGGTTCGCGTTGTCTTCTACAACTCCGTTCGATATGTACAGCCTGTTGGCGGCTTAGTCTCTTCCCCAACGAGGGCTTAAACCGCGTCCGCCTACGGCTATCAACATCCCGCCCGCCGTAATACCAAATCCGTTTAAAGACGTGCATGCTCTTCGCTCAGAAAAACGAAAAGCCGGGAAAAGGGTTGTGTGAGATTTCGCGCTGTCGCGCGAAATCTCACACAACAAAAAGAAACAAGTTCCGCCCTGCCGAAAGCCAAAGAGAACCTAATCAACCGGATTTGGTATAAGAAGGTGGTAGCTGTCTGCACCCATAAGGCTACCCAAAAATACTAACATTTTTCGCCTTCGCAAGGAATCTTGAATCGTAGGCAAAACAAAACACCAACCTCAATCGAGGTTGGTGTTCTTGAGTTTGGGTGGGGTGGCTGATGGGCCTTAATACCTCTAAAAACAGCATTGTCATTCCGCCCCGCTGGAGGGCATGGCGGCAAACCTACACATAATTTCTGTACAACCGACTGAAAGGCTGACCCGGAGGAACACCCCTCTGGGTCACTTTTTACTCCTTCTCTGGTTCTTGGGCCGCAGCTGGCTCAAGTTTTCCCTCTTGTTCCAACCGCTTCACGTACTCCTCCACCGCGACATCGATCGCACGCGATGCGAAGGTGAAGTGCCCAGCTTTCACTAGGCGATCCAAGTTTTGCCAAGTACGCTTGTCTAGCGTAACAGTGCGACGTTCTCTGTATCTGTTCATGCGACGCATGATATGGCTTAAACCGCTCATTGACAAGTCCTTTCAATATGTGTACAATTTGTTCGTACAAAACGAATGAACAAATTGTACGCACAAAATCGATTTATTGCAAACAAGGAGAACTACGGTGAGCGAAGAATTGGAGTTTTTAGAAGTCCGACCGCAAACGACTGTCAGCTATGGCCGCACCTTCAACCTGGGCAATTACGGAGGGAAGAGATGATGATCAACACCAGCGAGATCGACGTTACTCAAGACCTGCAACGGATCGTGAAGATTCTGAGTGAGTTGCTCGATGCCGAGGATTACAATGCACAAATGGAGTACGTCTGGAAGAGTCTGGAAGATCTGGCCAAGCGGATGCCTATTTTAGCTGAATATCTGGACTGGCTTTGTTTCCAGATTGCGCGCCATTACGAGTGCCCAGCGCTTCCTGTTCATCTGGGCTGGGCGGAGGAACTGCACGACATCCATTATTGGATGGAACAACGCTGTTTTAGCTGAGTATAAGTTGCAGTGGGCGGTAGATAGTTGCCGCCCCACACAAGAAATGGCGAAGTATGAAAGAAAGATGCTTTCAGATCGGCTAAGGCGTTCTTGTTATTCGTCGCCAGGTATTTTGGTCGTTTTGGATTGTATGTGCAAATAACGTATTTGGATTATCGTTTGGACCTTTCGTCATTGCTTATTCTTGGGGGCAATTGTGATGACTGAGCAATCATTGGCAAAATGGGAGACCTGGCCGCTCTGGGCTCTTGGTTTATCCAATGGCTTGAACCTCGCTCTGTGGTATGCCATTAGTATGATCGGCCTGAAAGCGCCTGGGATCTTCATGAGCCTTCCTTCCTTTGTTGGCGATGTGTTGCCGCTTGTCATTGTGGCCGGTGCGATCGCTGCTGCTATCTCTATGGATGGGGTATTAGTAGCAACCCTTGCAGGCGTGCGCTTAGGCCGTTCAGGCAAGTGGACGTGGGTAACACTGGTTGCTGCTGCGGTCTTTTCTGGTCTGATTAGTTACGCGATTCACGCTGGTGAAGATTGGCCGTGGCTCCATTGTGCGATGGTTGCGGTGATGCTGCCCTACAATTTTCATCTTTCCCAGCCGAAAAAGTCTTTACATCAGGAGCAAAACGCTGTCGGAAGCGACGGGGAACGCTTAAAACCGCATTTTATCGGGAAATGTAAGGCCTGCAATGGCACACACGAGACGTTGGCAGAATACTCGGCCTGTTCAAGACGCAAGCGGCAGATAACAGGTAAAACGATTGTCCTGTCTCCTGACGTGCCTGTTGTGAGACAGCAAGAACAGCCGACAGACACAAATGGTGTAAAGGATTAGGAGGCGCGTATGTTCTCGGGGCGAACAACAACCACCGTTTCAGCGCCGGCCAGTGGGCCGATGGATCTCAACGAAGCAGGTCGGCCACAGTGGCGCGAGCTGCTCCCACTCTTTGGGGTAGCTCTGCTCGGCGTGGTGGTGGCAGCGCTCGGCGGCATCCTCTTTATTGTGTCATTGCCTGGACCGTATGGCGAGTGGAGCGGTTGGAATTCGCTTGGTGTTATTGTCGGCGGGGCACTTATTTATGGTGGGACGTCGTGGTTCTGGAGCTTGCGCTCTGTCTTGACCAGCGGGGTTACACGCTATTATGCGCGCGTCGACGATTGGCACTACGCGATGCTGGAGCAGTTCACAGCTGGTGATGGTCGTGTGATTGCACAACAAGTCAGCGAATGGGAGTACAACCCGCTCGATCTGCGCTCCATGCTGTTGGCATATGCCGCTCTTCTGGTTTCACAGCCGAGCCGCTTGACGGTCGACCAGCTGCAACAGCATGGGTTGTGGGTGCGTGTTGAGCATCGCGATATGAAGGTGATGACCTTTACCCAAGATAGTGCAGCGGCCTTTTTGAATCTGTTAGCCCAGGCGAAAATCATCACAGGCCGAGGGCCACGCCAAGCAGGTCAGCTGTTGATTACCCATCCTCAACAGCAATTAGGAAGCTTGCTACGTATCCTTGCAAAAGATCCGAGTGTGATGGCAACTATGCATACTTTGGAGGCGGAATGATGGCAGAGATCATCTATGGCATTGGGCTGGTTATTATCTTTATTCTAAGCATTTTCTGGCATCTGCTCCAAACCCTACCGCCTCCCGTGCAAGGTTGTCTCTTGGCGATTATGTTCTCGTTGTTTATCTACAACAAAGGCTGGAACGATGCGGCGGTAACTACCTCTATGGCGAGAGTCGCCTAGTGGTATGGCCCCCACTTTTGTGGGAGTGTTGTAGGTTCGAGTCCTGCCTCCCGCCCCAACAAAACCCCCTACCAGCCGAAATGGTAGGGGGTTTGCTTTGTGTGAAGACGCATGGTTATGAAGGGCTACGGCATTATTGAGCACATTGTTGATGATGTCAGCATTGACATGCTCCAGCCCTGGTTGGCCTGCAAAATCTTCGTCTTCAAAGACTAGGCCAGCGCTTGCAACCGTCTCGCTGAGCTCGCGCAGCGCGTTGACTGATCGCATCAGCAGATCGGACTGTGTGATCAGGTCGCGAGCAGCTGTACGCCGCTTTTCGGTTGTATCGATCATTAGTGATATCCTCCTATGTTGATACCAAACGGTAACTAAACGAGCTCATAATGCGAAGGTCGCCTGGACTGCCTGTCTTAGTCAGGCCGAGCCGATATATGACACGCCCAAGCCCCGGTTCAGGCGTGGTTGCTGCCTGCTGCACGCGCGTGTTGGTGTTTGGCGCGATCGATGCGGTTGTGACCGTCAACACGCTGGTGTGTGTTGAAAAAGCATCATTGACGGCTTGGACCTCTATGCTCCAAAAGTTGCTGGCGTTGTTTGAGGTCGCTACAAAGATGCCGAATGATACGGCAACGATGCGCGACGGCAATGAGCAAATAAGGATGCGTGGGACGGTATTCCCATTGGCCGAAAAGAGAGCCTGTTCGTTTATAACAAAACTCTGTTCACTATCAGCCCACCAACGAGTGCCATCAAAAATAAAATTCATCAAGAGATCGGTGCGGAAGAAGCGACGGCCAACAAAGAGCTGCGTTGTTGGAAAGCTTGACCCTGAATCGGTGAAGGGCCGACTCAACACCTCAATGCCCTTTAAGCGCTGGTCGAGGTCAATGAGCCGTAGTGCGGTTTCTGCGTCCATTTAGATGCTCCTCAACTGACCAGTGATAGTCTCAAGGCCATCTTGAACACGAATAGAAACCGCTTCGATCATGCAATCAAGCACCGTATCAAGGATCTGGCCGCGCACCAGATCGCCTAGCCCCCAATGAATCCCAAAGATGGTAGATGCGTTTTGAATGATGGTGCCTGTCAACGTTTGGCGCGCCCGATTAGCGCGCATTTGGCTGCGCGCATAGCCTAACACGGCGTCATTCGTCTCGGCTTGACTAGCGTTCACAAACAGCTCGCGCCGCGCAAACGGGCTTACTTGCAGAGCTGCTGTATTGGCAGCCGTTTGAATAATGCGATTCGCCCCTTGGCCAGCGCCGCCAGCGATCACAACCGTGCGCTCGCTTTCAAAATCGCGCGTCCATGTGACATTGTCGAGGTTCCCGAATTCAGGCGAGAGGGTCAACTGTGATCGTCGATCGATGCCAGCAATATTTGTCCAGGTGCAGAACCCAAACTTGGTTCCTCCAGCGCCAATGATATCGAAATAGAGGCGCGTTCCAGACGACGCAGAGTCTTGGGCGATCTCTTTGCAGACTTGCAGCAAGGGTTTTCGACTAGCAGCCGCCGAGACGCTTGGAGCTTGACTGGTATTTGTTTCGATATCAAGCCAAGCGCTTAGTGAGCGATCGCTACTCGCTAAACCTCCAAGCGCTTCACGGCAATAGGCTTTGATGATGTTATCTGCTGGCCCAGTTTTGTCTGCCTGGGCCGTCCCTTCATATGTGTTGATAATACGGGTATCGAGCAGCGAGAGCGCCGATTGCGCGTTGATGGTTGTGGTATAACTGCCGCTTCCATAACTTATGACCGGCTTGCGACAAAACCAAGTTTGATTCAAGACTGGCTTAAGTGGGCCATTTGTAACACTCCTCCAGACCTCGATCCGTGTGTCAGGTTCAACAAAATACGATTCGATGATGCCAGTTGGAAGGGTCAGCGCAAGTGTGCCGATTGCATTGAGCCCATGGGTGATTTGGAGGCTGGTAAAGCGGTCAAGAATTTTTAGGAGAACGCCTTGACTGCTGAGAATGCGAACTTCATATCTCGTCGTCATACCGCGCCTCCGTCGATCGACCAGTGCCGCTCCTGCCACACAATGTTAGCAGTACAGCCAGGTGCTAGTACACTGATCGTATTTTCACCAGGCAACAGTCTGAACGTTGACAAGTCTGACGCCGGACTGAGATAGGTTATGCAGTCGCGCATATTGGATCGAAATGTCTTTATACCGATGCGCAGATCGATCAAAAGTATCTCGTTCGCCTGGAGTGTGAGGTTTGAAAAATAGAGTGCGTCACCTGTGGTCTGGTTGATAATGCTGGTCAACTGGCCCGGGCCAGTGATGCTCAAGCGTGGCCACGCTACACTCGTACCCTCATTGAGCACGCTGGTTTGCGCAGCGCCATATGCTGTCGGCGCACTGTTAAAGCTGGCGAAAATACTGCCATCAAGCAGTATCTGGATAAGCTGCCCTTCTGTTGAAGTTAGCACGTCAACAGGAATGAAGTATGATCCAGTCCAGATCTGAAACGGTTGAATGCCGCCAAACTTGGTGATCTGACCGGCCAGATAGGCAAACTCGTCGTCAACACTCACACGCCGAATGATATCGGTATTAAATGGCTCTAACCGTCTCCAGGCGACACCGTTCCACAGCGCGCCCTCTACACTTGTGCCGGAAACAGGATCTGTGAAGACTGCGTTGTTAATGATAGCGCCGTCGGCTCGAGTTACTAGTCCCGAAGTGGTGGCTGATGGGCCACCTGGGACAGCATTCCATAACTGACTGATAGGATCCCAAGCTGCGTTATTAGTAAATGGAGCGGTAAAAGTACCGCTTACATAAACCTTTCCATCCAAGCCGACAGCCATACTACGCGCTTCCGATCCGCCACCACCAGACAAGCCACTGTCAAGAGCAGACCAGCTCGCGCCATCCCAGGCAGCAACAAAAGATGCTGACACACCGCCTGCGGTAGAGAAGTTCCCACACACATATAACAACCCGTTAGGGTGGAGCACCCCGTCATATACGGTATTGTTACAGCCGCTGCCAAGAGCAGACCAGGCAGAACCGTTCCAATGCGCGATTCGGTTCACGGTTGTTCCACCGGCGGTGGTGAATGTACCGACCACATAGATACCGCTATCGGTTCCGTCTCCGATGATCTTTACAACCGGTCCATTACAGCCGCTGCCAAGAGCAGACCAAGCAGAACCATTCCATTTCGCGATTCGGTTCACGGTTGTTCCACCGGCGGTGGTGAAAATGCCACCCACATAGAGCGCCCCGTCGGGCGCTCTATACGCCGTCAGCGCGATATCGTTGAGCCCTGTTCCTAACTTGCGCCAAGCGCCATCTACTTTTAAGAGGGCATAGTTCGGGCTGCTTAGCGTTGTGCTTGTCTGGAGCACCTGGCCCGAATCGAATTCGCTAAACCAGTAGGGATCATATGCAACGCAGCGCAGGCCGATAGTTTGGCTAAAGCCTTTGTGGTCTTGCCACTCAAGGCCAGCATCGTAAAATGCCGCGATGCGAACAGGATGCTCGCCGCCGATGTATTCCAGAATAAACGGCTGCTGCTGGCCGAGACGATCCGGCTTGATCACGTCGATCACATCTTGGCGTAGCTGGTGCAGACCTATCAGCGAGTTATTCGATTCGTTGTACCCGCTCAGCATGAGGGTGAAAAAACGTGGCTTAGCGATTGTGCGCTGAAACAATCCACCATCAGCCATGCTAAATGTAGTCGCTACATTTGTTACGCCGGGCATACCCGTTCCGCCGACCTCCTGAACGTATACGTGGAACTCGTCGAGATTCCTAACGATGCCGCCTGCGCCGCTCTGGCCAGAGCGCTCTGAGCGTGAAGCTTGGGCGAGGCCGCGCCATTTACACCCTGGTTGATCACCATCGCAATAGGTTGTTGCGCCAATGAACACGCCAGGCAGCTGACCATCGACTTCCTCCAGCTGCACACCGTCGATGTAGACATCCTCCTGATTCGCGTTGTTGTCTTTCGAGAGATAGAGTCGGCGTGTCGCTGGAGCTGCGTTAGGCAAAATTACGATAACCCGTTGCCACTGACCTGTGCCTACAAAGCTTGTTGGTGTGCCAATAACGCTCCCGCCGGTGCTACCGATATAGATTCGGTAGGCAACTCCTAGAGCTGCCTTCACATAGAGCGAAAAGGTATAGGTGAAGCCGTCGGCGAGAGTGACATCACCATATGACACAGCGTCAAACGGCGCTGCAGCTGGACTCCAGCGCAGGCTGTATAGTCCAAATCGCTGCTCGTCAGTTGAGCGAGCAATGCTGCCAGCGCCGGCGCTCCAACCGGTTGTATTCTTCTCAAACGATGGGTTGCTTATCAAGTTGACCGTTGCCTTAGGTTGAATGATGTTCCATAGTCCCATAATTAACCCTTATGTTGATGGATTCATGGCTGCTAGTTGCATAATGCTCTGTATGATCGGATCTGTTGATGTATTGGCATTAATGGTCACGCTGTAGTTGCCAAAATTGAGTTCCTGAAGACGCTCCACAAATGCAGCGAACTCCCCTACGGCATTTCGGAATTCAATGCCTTGGCGCATACTGTCAGGATCATTTAGAGATTGCTGGTCATATGCTTGTTTCGTTACAATCACTTGATCGAGTAAGTCGGCCAGTACGCTTTCCCGATTCATCTGGTTGTTCAGACGGGCAAGCTCAGCCTCGTACTTCTGCTCAGTCAGTGCAATCTGACGGTTTAGTTGATTGACCAAAACTCCATCGCCAGTGTTGCCAGCCTCGATCTGCTCGGCGCGCATCTGGGCCAGATCGGTGATGTATTTGGAACGTAGGCTATACAGCTTCTCAGCAGCTTCGGGGTCAAACTGCGCCAACTGGTCAGCTTCTTGGCGTGCCTGGTCAAGTTGCTGACGGGTTTGAAATGCCAAATTGACGCGCTGATCGCGGATGTTGGCTAGGCTGACAATCTCAGTTCGTAGAGCAGCTGAACGTGCGTTTAATTCATCTAATTCGCTTTGTAGTCGCTGGCGTTCGGTATCGCTAAGAGAATCGTCCTCAAGTTGGCTATATAGCTCGCGCTGCGCCGCCCTGTTCGCCTCTAGTTCACGCTGCTTCTCTTGGCGACGCTTAGCAGCATCGCCCTGAATGTTGGCGAGTTCTCGCTCGTTTCCTAGGTCGGTATCGAGCAAGCCAACATTCGCATTCAACTGATCTTCAAAGATCGCACCAAGCGTCTCATCGAGCATCTCGCGCATTGTGTTGATCTCTTTTTGAAGATTGTCCCCAACCCTGCGCACTGCATTATAGAGAGCTGCTTCGCCGCGCTCGATCCCAACAACGATGCCTTGTATAAAGGGCAAGCCGATCACCTCAGCCGTAACCTTAGAAGGCGATGCGATCCCAAGTCGCTCCTTCACCCAATTGATCACGCCATTGATCGAGCCCCAAATGGCGTCGATCACGGCTTGGCGCGAGCGCTTAAAGCCGTCGGCGATGCCCATGGCAAAGTCGCGGCCCACATCAATAAAGTCTTGAATGTAGCCGGTAACTGCATCGATGGCATCGTCGAGCGCATCACCAAAGACGGCATCGAGGGTGCCTAGAACAGTTTCGACGATCGAGATAATGCCGTCGACGATATCGACACATACCTGCTTGATATTCTCCCAAGCGGTTCCCCAATCGCCCTGGACGATTGCGATAACGGTATTGATCGTGCCTTGAATGACGCTCAGCGCCGTGGTAATAACGGTTGCGATGATATCCCAAGCGCCAACCAGAAGCGCCTTGATCTCTTCGCTATGGGTGGCGATAAAGCTGCCAATCCCTTGCAAGATCGGCACAACCGTTGCGTTGATCAGCTCCATCACAGATTGGATCACTTGCCCAATCTGGCCATAGACCTGCGTAACAGTCGCCTGAATCTCGGCCCCGTTTTCCGCCCAGAACTGGGCAATGATTTGCAGAATTGGCTGAACAACTGCCCAAATGCCATTTACAACATTTTGAATAGTGGTATAGAGGCTCGACCAGACAGAGAATACGGTGGCCTGAATCTCGGCCCCATTGTCAGTCCAGAACTGAAGCACCCCTCCTAGGATGTTCTGGATAGTGCTTTGAACAGCCCCGAGCGCACTTTGAACTGTTGATCGAATGCCGTTGAAGTCAGATTGCCAGGCGTCGCGTAGTGAGGAAATGACGCCCATGATCACATCGATTGCACTTACAACGCCGCTTGAAAAATCCTCGATAACAGACGCGATACTCTCAAAACCAGCCTGAATGCTTGGCATCAAATCGTTTGCGATATCAAGCAGGCTATCAGCGATTGGCTGGAGCGCACTTAAGGCACTGCGCTTGATGCCCTCCCAAACTTTGCCGAGGTTGTCATATTGGGCGCTTAGGCCAGCTGTCGCGCCGTTCAGGTCGCTAAGTTTGGTATTGGTTGTATCGATCGCCAAGGCCGCGCCCAGGCCAAGATCTTCATATTGGGTGCCGAGCAATCCGACGGCGAGCTGGTCGCGCGCAACCGCGTCATCCATCTCGCTCAGTCGATCGATAACCAGCTGGAATACATCCGCCTTGGTCATCGCGCCGCTATTGATCTGATCAGCGACAAAGCTCGCGCTTAGACCAATACCTTCAAGCGATTCGGCAGTTGACTTGCTACCATCAGTGATGCGCAGCGTGAATTCTTTGAAGAGATCGGCGGCCTTATCGGTGCCAAGCGCTCCCGATCCAAGACCAGTCTCAAGAGTAGAGAAGAACTGCTCAGCAGATGCGCCGCCCTGGGCAAACTGAGTAGAATACTCGCCGATGGTGTCTAGGAAATCGCCAGAGGCATTCATGCCCGACTGCATGCCGCTCGTGATAAAGTCGAGCGCCTCTTGGCCAGAGATACCAAACTGCTCCATTAGCGTTCGTGCTGCGCTAATGTATTCAGTTGTCTGCCCGCCAAAACCATCGCGCAGGGCGATTGCGCCTTGGACTAGCTCTTGGGTTTCGTCGCGGCCAATCCCACCAAGCGTCTCGAACTGTTGCTGAACATCAATAATGGCAGCATTGACATCGTCGATCGAATCGCCCCAGTTGTTGACGAAGATCTCCTGAGCCAAGCCGCCCCATTGTTCGGCCTCTTGGCGGGTGATCCCTAGCTGAGCTTGAAGGTCGGCAATAGCTTGGCGACTATCAGAAGCAAACGAAAAGATCGAGCCAACCGCATCGCCGATCGAGGCGGTGATTGATCCGATCACATTGGCAGCCAGAAAGCCAGCAGCGCTTTGCAGCATGCCCGAAAAGAAGCCAGTCGTTTGGCCGTTGGCTTGATTGGCCGCCTTACCGATATCATCAAGTCCATCGATGACACCGGTAAAAGCGGAACGTGTTTCGTCTGTACCTTTAATGGTGATCGTAACAGCCATATACACCCCTAGCGCCCTGTTTTGTTCAGGGCGCTATGACAACTTATTCCAGTCGTCGGCATCGTTTAGGGGGATGCCTGAGGGGTGCAATGACGCACGTGCATTACTGAGGAAGCGATAACGTAGCAACCAAATAGCAGGTAATTCCGACTCGATAATGTCGGGGCGGCCCCAACCTTGTTCAGCAAGTGTCAGCGTCTCCGCCCATGCAGGGGGCGCGATACCTTGGAAGCCTTGGAGGGCGAGAAGGAGGTCGCCCCTTTCGCTTTTGGGATTGCGCCACCCATTTGGGTTTCGACCGCGCGCATGGTCTCTTCAAGCTCGACGATATTCATTTCGTCGATTTCTTCGCTGGTGATACCATCGATCAACTGAGGCAGCAGATTCACCAAGTCATCCATTGTGAAGCCTCGGCGCTGGGCGGCTTCAAATGCACGCAGGGTTTTGACCTTGACCTTTGTCAGGTCGATCGTATAACTCCGAACCTGCTCTTCTTGCTCTACCTCTTCTTCCAGCTCTACCTCTTCTTCCAGCTCTACTTCGGATTCGTCATACGCATCTTCGAGACGGGCGGGTACCAGTCTGGCCATTGTTCTATCCTTACTATAGCTAGAGAATCTCCAACACGAGCGATCGCTAGGGCAGCGCTGTCAGCTCATTGGCGACAATTACTGCACCAGCGTTACCGGCGGTTAGGTTGTAGCGGCTGCGGAACGACATCACAACGATATCGTTGCCGTTCTGGTCGCCAAGCACACCGATCTTGGTGAACTTGATTGGAAGGTTCACAATAAAGGTTTTGTTCTGATAATCGGTCCCGCCCGTACCAAAGGCCGAGCCTTCCGCTTTGAGCTGGAGCAGCTTGGCTGTTTGGTTTCGGTAGAACTCTTTTGCACCGCCAGAACCAGATACGGCAGTATCGTGCTCATAGGTGAGTTCACCCGTCGCCTTATAGCCAGTGAGCATTACATAGCTATAGTCGAGGCTGCCATCGAGCGTATACTTCGGCTCCCAGGTCAATTCGAAATTGATCTTGCCGGCCAGAACCGCATTCGATACCTGCGTCGTACCGTAGCTACCCGACACATCGTCGAGGTAGACCTTAAACTTGCTACCAAGCACATCTTCAACCTCAGGCAAGGCCAAGGCTGGTGTGAAGGTGGTCACCTTGGTTTCTCGACCTAAGAGCGACGCGCTCATAGTGGCCGTCTTACCAGCCGTGAATTCGATTCCGATCTTGGTGCAGACGCTATAGGTCATAGACTCCGCCTGGAAGTCATCGCCTGCGCGAACGCTATAGGTCACAGGAGCTGCTACGCTTGTCGTAGGCAGATTGGTTGTATAGATGAAGTCGCTTCCGGTGCCATCTGCCACACCGGTGGTAGGACCACCAAACGCCATCGCAAACAGGTACGGCACCTGCTCGAAGGTGAGCGGCGTGCTCGATAGCTCCAGCGTCGATTTATAGGCGGTGATGTTGGTGCGATCCGGCCCCTCGAAGATGCCCGAGAGCTCTTCGATCTCTTCAAGGGTACGATCGTCGCTGATGGTTGCGCCAGCGCCGCGCCAGATTGTGGTCGCAGGCACTAAAGTGCCAGCAACGGCCTCTTTACCAAGCTGGATTTTTTGTAAACGTTTTCGGCCTGGTGCCATTTATTTCTCCTTCGCCTTTTCAGGCGCGGCTGGCGCAGCTGATGTAGCTACGCGCTCATACACCCCACTATCAAGGAGCTGCTTTTGGGTATATGGCGTTGCGCGGATATCCTTGGCGCTAAGGTCGCGAGCCGGTACATCAGGCAACGCACCGTTTCCACGCCAGCGCAAAACGATCATCCGATCGTCATGCTGATTTTCTCGGTCACTGGTAGTTGGCATCGAATACCCCAATATTCTCCATCAGCCCAACTGATTGGGCCAGACTGATAGGTGAACAGGCGGCGGCTATCGTCTGGATAGCCAATAAATGCAACCTTGCCGCCTAGCGTAAGATCGGCGATCAGCGCTTTGGCGATCGGTTCAGGCCACAATAACGAGCGGCTATGCAGCTCGGCCAATGGCGTTGCCCGCTGGCCGAGAAAGACAAAGATGCTCACGATATAGTCATGGCGCGCTAGACCCGGATCGCCGACAGTTTCCTCGACCCAGGCCTGCTCGACCAAAGGCGAGAGGGTGAGCACTGCACATGGGAACTCGCCAACGCTGACCGCCTCTTTCGGATCGGTATAGATCTTTTTGAGCGCTTGCGGCGTGGTGATCGTGGCCAGTCGCGCGCCGATCGCTGTGAATGTGTCTTTGAGACTCACTGAGCTACCGCTGGTACATACTCTGGCCAGTGCCAGGTTGCCGGCGCACCCTCGGGATCGAACGCGGCCACAAGCGCACACTCGCCCTGGTCGTTATGGTTCGGATCGGTGATCAGGGCCGGTACGTGCTGGTCCCCATTCACGAAGTGAACGACGCGCCCAATACTTGGCTGTTGCTTTGGTTTCTCTGACATGCTTTTTCATCTCCTACATCGGTATCCAACGCACATAAGGCTGGAGCATCTGCTTAATATGGGTTGGCCAATTCGATGGAATAATGACCATGCCTACATCGGGGTAGGCGGTCTTATCGATCGGTGCAGAGCGCTTTTGGTAGGCCCACCAACAGAGGGCGGTCACGGCCCACTGAAAGTTTTGCGGAACTGCGGCAAGGTTGGCCCAACCGCCGGTGTAACTTAGTCGCACCCGTAAGTTTGGCCGACCGCGCAGGCCTGCGAAGCTTTGGCCCAACACGCGCACAACACACCCAAAACTGTTTGCTTCAATATCGATAGTGCCGAGATCGATCGGAGAGAAACTCACACCAGTGCGCACCCCCATAGCGCTAATTGCGCTGATTGTTGGCACAGCGGGATAGCAGGTCAGTACGCCGTTCTCGTCGACGAGCGCGCGCTCGACGTGATTGGTGTAGCTCGCCTGGCTAAACGCCTGATTGCAGTACTGATCCACAGCGCGGCTATAGGCAGTGACCAACTGGGCCATCAGCGCAGCCTCGTCGACCGGATCATTGCCTGCACCTGCGCTATTGCCGTATGCAAACACGGCGGCTGGTGTGGTGTAGTCGATCACGGCTTAGCGAAATCCTGCTTGCTTGGCATGTTCAACATGCCAGGGATTGACCTCGACCGCTCCAGCTACAACCGGGTAGCTGGTCTTTTCACAAACCAACTCGCCATCGTAGTCGATCGCGTGCTGTAAGCGCACCAGATCGCTCTTCTTCTTGGCTTTTTCAGATTTGGTATTGTCGGGTTGCTGCCCGTCGTTGTTTGTATCGCTCATAGCATGCTCCTTAGGAGTTCAAGCGCGTATTCAAACCGATCACCAGATCGGATTAGGCCGGCGCGATATTGGTTATAGTGGCCAATGCGAACGGCGCGTACACCTTCAAAACTTCCTCGACATAGACGCCAGTTTCGTTGGTACGGGCGATAATCGGCCAAGGGATCTGGTAGTAGTCTCGGCGGCACTGCACCTTAGCAACTTGCGGCACGTTGGCTGACTGGTAGTGGGCTGGCAGATCTTGGCACCAAAACAGGATCGTGCCAGGGGCCATATTCGGGTGCAGGCGGATCGGGATCGATTGGCCGCCGTCAAGCGAATAGGGGTTGACGTAGGTGCCGATGATCGCACCAGCCGTAAATTCACTAACCGACTGACCAGGGTTGATATTGAAGCGAATGAACGGGTTCGAGCCATTCACAAAGCAGAGCTTGTAGATCGTGGTCAGTTCCTGAGCGCTGACATAGATCTCGTCGGGCGAGATCTTGTAGAGATCCCAGTACGAACGCAGAACCTCGTCGATCTCGGTGACCGTACCTCGGCCTGAAGCGGTTAAGGTAGTGCCGGTGCCAGCCGTGCCGGTGGGCATAACTTTGTAATAGGCGAGTGGCGACTTCCAAGCGGCGTAGAGTAGACCATTGAAGGCAGCGGCCTGGCTGCCGTTGCTGGAGCCATCGTTAAACGAGCGGTCAACGGTAGGATCGGTGATATCGGAAAGCGGCTGACCGGTGCCAAGGAGTGGTTCAGAGAAGGCGGCACTATTAATAGTGGTGATCGCCTCCAGCTTTTCGTTGCCAGCCGTGCCGACATACCAGGCATAGGCAACCGCGCCTTTGATAGCAGGAATGCTAGCAAAGAGGGTTTGGCCAAGGGTTACGGCTTGGGTGGCAGCCGCACCGGCGGCGCTTGAGCCACCACAGAGGTTATAGGTGCCGCGATTGTCCATGCTGGTGACTGCTTCCAAGCGTTTGATACCGCCGGTGATTGACGCCATAAGGTAGCCCTCATGGGTCAATGCGAACGCCCGCACGCTGTAGGTGGCAGCCGGCAGAGTCGCGTTTGACCCGCTGGCGCTCAGAGTCGGCGTTGCGGTTGTGCCGAGGGCAACATTGCAGTTTGCTCCAAGCAGCGCGTTCTCTTCGATGATCATGGTCTGCTGAAGCAGGCGCATACCCGAAGCAGCCAACTCGTCTTCGAAGCCAGCAGCTGCGCTTTGGGCTTCGAAGGTGACATCGCTCTCTAGGCCAAATGTGACATAGGAGGCCGAGCGATCGGCGGTCGTGATCTCCATACGGGGAGCGCGCCGACCTTCAGGCACCCATCCCATAAACGGCAAGGCTGAACCGCCCTTGATTGCTGAAACTTCTTTCCAGTGGGCCGCAGTACCAGCGCCGCTCGACTTGGTTTCGCGCGGAATACGGTTGCGCAACGGCGTCTGTACCGGATAGAGGTTCTTGGCAGGGGCTTCAAGGTCGTAGGCGACAAGGTTGTTTGCTAGCGTAACCGTACCCGCAGCCTTGCGCAGATCCTCGGGGCCGCCCTCTGGACCAACGCCAGTATCGTGAATCATTTTGTGAATGGATTGCAGGGTTTCGGCGGTCACATCGCGACCATCCTGATTAATCAGCGGCATGTTCTTTTTCTCCTCAGAACTCGAATAGAAATTGAGCGTATTTCGTCGCTAGTACGAACTATTCGTATTGCGCTTTCAGATCGTTGTGCTGCTTCAAATAGTCTGACCGCTTCGCAGGATTCGGATCAGTGTGCGCTTTCTGCCACAGTGCATCTAATTGAGCCTTGATAAGGTTAGGCATCTGCGGCTTTTGCGACGTCTTGGTCGAGCCGAGCTGCTTCTCGACAGCTCGCAGCACTGGACCACCTGCTACCGGCTGTGCTTCCACTTTGCTCAAACGAGCATCGATGCTGGTAAGCACAGTTGCGAACGGCGTCAGCACTTTCTCTAGCTCGCTGCTGATCGCTTTGGCCGCCAGTTCGACACCTTCTTCGTTGGTCGATGCTCCAACACCAAAGGCCTTCAGCGCTGCCATGCACTCTTCATCGCCTGCATCGGCAGCCATCTGCACCAAGGCTTTGGCCGCCTGCTTGAGCGCGTTCATGCGCTCGCTGCTAATCGCCTTACCTGCCTTCTTGAGCGTGGCCTTTGCGGCCAGGGCGACCGCGCCTGCGCTCTCTACGACCTCGCTCGTCTCTGTCTCGCTCGTCTCTGTCTCGCTAGCTTCCGTTGTTGCGTCAGCCTCACCCGAGGCCTGCATCACCAGCGCGATCGCTTGGGTGTAGAGTTGCGCGCCCTGCATATCGCCGCCCAGTTCGCACTCGTTGCGAGCGGCTTGGATCAAGGCGACGATCTTGGCCGGGTCTGCACTTGCTTTTTGGAGCTGGAGCTGTGGCGCAACCTTTTCGGCCAGCTTCTGGAGCGCTGCAAGTGCTTGGGGCGACTCTTCTGTCTTCTCTTCTTCTTCTTTGTCCATCGCGGTTCCTTTAAACACGAGAATGCGAGCATCCGGATTCGCTGGCCGATCGACCAGGCTGATCTCTGTCAAAAGCAGTTTCAGAATGCGGCGAACGTAGCGACCATCGGGCAGTTTTTCAAGAACCGCCTTGAGAACCCGCCCGCCGATCGAGAAACCCTTGTAGACGCCCTCTCTAACTTTCTTCCAAGCAGTGTCATCAACTACCTTGACGGCTAGCATCAGCTTGCCGTTGATCACGTCGGCAGCGATTGCGGTACCGGCCGCAACCGGGTTGTGCATCTCACGCACGTTGGCCCACTGCAAGTAATCGTCGAGCGCGTCTTTTACTGCGCTTGGGTCAACAATATCGCCGGCGTAGGACACGCCGTCCATAACACCCGGCTGATTATCAAGGGTATCGGTCGAGGCGATGCCATAGACAATCCGCTGCTCGGTATCTTGTTTGGCAATTGGTGTAAAGAGATAGGGCATAGCTGTAATCCAAATAAAAAGTACCCACAATCCCGCAAGGGAAAGGGGTACTTACAGTACTCTAAGATATTTAGGCTAGATTGCCAGCTTGAAGGAATTGGCGTAGATCGATGCGCTCTGGTGCTTCGTTCTTACACTTTACCTCTAATTCAAGTGTCTTTAGATTGAGGCGTCCATACAATCGTCCTGACGGTCCGCGTAGCTCTACAATGTCGTTTGGTGCGCTCGTTTGTTCGTCTCTTAATATTGTAGCATATTTGGTTTGCATACGCTATCTGCCTAATTCTAGGTTGATATCCTCAATGGCGGCTTGTAATCGTGCTTCAATATCGGGCTGATGCTTGGCCAAAATCTGGTCAGTTGTCTGCCAACGTTTTTTATGCATCCATGCTTGATGTGGGTCATCCTCTTTCCCGCCTTGCACATAGCCTGCATAGGGCGTCTTGTTGCCAATGCGCGCCTCAAATCCGCTTTTTAGTGCTTTAAATTCTGGTTGCGCCGCCGTCCATAGGCGGCCAAGCGTGCCAGTTCGGACGTAATTGCTTGTGCTTGGGCGTGGTGGATAGTCTGCCAGATCAGGAAGCAATGACAAAAGCGATGCTACCAGCGATGGAAGCATCAGCTCTTTGATCAGCTCTGGCGCTTCTTGGCAATCCTTGATTGTCTCATTCAGTCCAAAAACTTCAATCGGCATACTAGCCTCGCTTGATCGGCTTAACGATTGGCACAATCCAACAGCGACAGCGCGGGTGTGCTGGCGGAATGGCCGTGCTATCAAGCGCTAGCTCGCTATTGTGGAGCGGCCCACAGACCGGGCACACCCGTTCATCGTTGGCGGTCTTCCATTGCAGCGATTGCACAACGCCCGAGGCCTGCCAAGCAGCACGGTTGCCAGCGGCAAACAGGCGAGTCACTTCTGTGATAGCGGCTACATCAGCACGCGGCCCGCTCCAAACGCGCCCAACACGCTCGATCAGTTCATCCATGGTGCCGCCGGTTTCGATCCAATCGGCAATAAGCTTGGCGGTCTGGGCCTTGCTGGTCTCGCTGACTTCGCTTGCAAAGCGTTGGGCCTCTTGCTTGGCTAGATCGAGCACCGCGCTATTAACCAGATCCCAGTCAACGCCGATCGGCACCTCGTCGAATGCCAACACAGCGGCATTGCTGAGAATGTCATCATAGTGGGGCAAGATATCGCGCAAGATGGCCAGCGTCTCACTGGCAAAGATCTCGTCAATATTGATTGCATCGCCAGCCTCGCGCAGCGCGTCGCGAATCCGCTCAGCCTGGCGGCCATAGATCTCGGTCAGCCAAGTGAGCAACTTGTTCTCCCACTGGCGGCGCTCGCGCTCGTGGGGCGGCTCTTGTTCATCGCCGACCTTGCTAATCTCGGCTTTGGCCATTTGCTCGATAGGAGCAGGATTAGGTGCAGACACTGGAGCAGTTGGGGTAACAGGCACACCGGGCGCTTTCCCTTCCAAGTCGGGATAGCGCATAGCGCGCAGTTCGTCGCTAGAGACTGCGCCAGTGTCAAAATAGATCCTGTCTTCTTGGGCCTGCTTGAGCGAGTCCGCGCTTTCGCCATACTCGAATTTCGCTTCCAGCTGAGGCTGGCCAAGATATTCAGGAGATTGAATAATCGGATTAAAGATCGTTCGTACCAACCATTGTGTCAGCGGAATAATACAGCGCCGATAGAGCGCATTCTGTTGAATCTCACCGGTGGCCTTGTTGATATCGGCGGTGAAGCCAAGCTCTTGGGGCGGCACACCGTAGGCTGCGCAGGTTACTTTGAGCATCCACTCGTCGAGCGCACTTTCGTAGCGACCACCTTCAGACAATTCGCTGAAGGGAATAAAGTTACCCTTCCAAGGCGAAAACACAATTCGCGATCGCGCAACGTCGCTACCGGCCAGCTTGGCATTCCACCATTCTTCCCAAGCGGCCACCTGTTCAGGGTTCATAATGCCGTCGGGCGGTGACATCACACCAGCGGGGATATTGCTATCGGTGAAGCGGCTCAGGTCTTGGGTTTGCTTGCGCAGCGCCATATTGACGCGAATAATGATGCGCTCTGTGGGTGGAAAGCCATAGGGCGTGATGGTACGGGTCCAACGCGGCTTATACAGCAGCTCTTGCGTGCTGAACTGCGGGAAGTCGTCATCGTCGGGCGCGCCGTCGGATCGTTCGTAGTTGCTCCATGGTGTACCAAAGAGAATCTGCTGATAAGCGGCTACTTGGCCGCGTGTATCGAGCAGCGGCTTGATCGTCGAGCCGTCGACCACTTCAAGGCCCCACAGGCCGCCGCCCTGGGCTCGCCTTGGATAGATCGTCAAGGCATCGAGCACCAGCTGGTCATAGATCAGCATGGTGAGCCAAGAGCTTAAATCGTTGACTTTATCGGGCTTGCTAAACCAATCGCGCAGCGCGTCGCAGGTTCCATTTTCGGCGGCCTGCTCTTTCTTGTTCTTGGCAACGATCTGCAATTCGAGGTTAGACACAATGTCAGTGATAGTAGCAATGCACAAGGAGGCGACGTCATACGATGCCGCTAGGCTGCGCAACTGCTCAAAGGGCGTAAGTTGGGGATACTCGCGCCGAGGCGTGACAATGTTGGTATTGACCGCAACCGGATATTGGAACTGGCGCGGCCCGGCGGCCTGGTCGCTTGCGCTCGCCGTCGGCGCGATAGGCTGGCCCGGCCCAAAGCGCGTCGCCATCAAGCTGCTGAAATTCGAGCCGATCACGCGATCGGCGATCCGCGCAGCGGCATAGCTTAGATCTATTATTCGTCCATTAGGTGGCGTCGGCATGTTGGCCTCGTGCTGTCTGATATCGTTGAATCCATTGACTTACATCTAGGTTATTTTGTAGCTGATAGGCACCGATCGCCAAGCTCATAATCTCGTCGGCGGTATGATCATCGTCCCAGGCCGCTTTGACCAGCTCTGATCGTTCGCGTTGATCCCACTTGGCTTTGAGTCGATCTTTTTCTAACAACAGCTGTAGCGCCTCAATCGCCTGCACTTTGGTTCTGCTGCTGGTTACAAATGGCGTTGCTGGTACACGTAGATTCTCAATCACCGGATCACCAACGCCATTCGATTCGATCACCAGCGCGCCGCCATACTGCTTCCAGCGCCGTTCGATATGGCTTTGAATAACGGGATAAGGTACGCGCTCTAGGCGCTCGAAGGCTACGCGCTGGAATGGCTCTTTTGTTGTGTCGAACGTGTTGATAATGGTTGCATCTTGCCGGCGGCCAATATCCACACTGGTCAGATAGCTATGACCCTCTTGCTTAGGCTGATCACCGACCGCATCGATCTCGGCGTGCTCAACATCGACCAGGCGAAAGAGGGTAAGACCATCTTCAACAAACTCGGCATTCCACTCTTGGCGATAAACAGCGTTTGGAATACGCTCCCGGGCCAGCTGGGCCGCTCGCTGAATGCGCGGGTTTGGGTTGGCCGAGGTCGGCGCTCGCCAGCTTTTAATCTCGCTGTTTGGTCGTTGACCACGACACCATTCGTTGTAAAACCAGTTTCGACCACGCGGCGAACTGATCAGCAGGGCGCGCCCGTCGTAGTCGGCCAGTGTCGGCAAGAGGGTTTCGGTCCACACCTCTTCAGCGATTCGGGCGGCCTCGTCGATAACCACTAAATGGAACGAGTCGCCCAAGATGCTTGTTGGGTTGTCAGCCGAATAGATCCCCAGAAATCCTCCCGATGGAAACGATATCATTCGCTCCGATCGGCTGATATCGACGCCCAAACGCCGCACGGGTGCAACGGTGGCCTCGGCCCAACGCCAGAGCGGTCGACCGTTTTTATAAGTCGGCACAACCCAAGCAACTTTCGCGCCAGCGTTTGCGCAGGCCAGCGACAGCGAACCGCCAAGCGTTGACTTACCCCACCGCCTCCCCATCGCCAAGACTTGCGTCTTCGCTGGATGCTTCGCTATCCTCGTCTGATCTATCCGCAATCGCGGCAATAGCAGTGCCATAGTCAAATGTTTCTACTGGAATAGGGCCGCGCTCTGGTCCGCTGAGCTCGCGCCGCTCGGTTGGCTTGCCCATAATGCGATCAATCAAATAGATCAAAGCCACTCGATCTGGAGGCCGTTGATAGACCGTTTTTTCTCCGCTTAGATCGACCTCTTCAACCATGACACCATCGGCAAGATCGAGCATCTTGTCGATCAGGCTCGGCAAGCGATCAGCGATGCGCTTTTCTGCTTTAGCGATCGGCTGCTTAAATTTCTCTGCTTTTGGTTTGCGACCAGCGCCGGGCCGCGCTCCGCCTTTACCTGCCATTGAAAAACCCTGTAAGAAATCAATAAATCAAAGACGCCCTTCGGGCGGGTGGTGGTGGTTGCTTCACCATCTACTTATATCAACCTCAATCGGCCCATATCGCCCTTCTTTAAAGTTCCATTCCCACACAGGAGGCCATAGAATAATATCGATCAACACGCGGTCTGTTGAGATGCGAAACAAGAGATAAAGATTCACTTGATAGTCTCCTCACTACCGGAAGCCACAAGCAGCGCTGCTCGGCTACCACTCGACCGTCAAGAAGTAGCCGGCTATCACGGAGATCCAAGCGAGCGGCGACTGTTCCATAGAACTGGCCTTGCGCTTCCGCGATCGACACTGTACCAAGCCGCCCGCCCTCCACCTGAATCCGAGGTGAATGGTTGAAGGTGTCGAAACCCACAACGAGATGAATACCGTCAACGCGCTCGTTTCGCTGGTAGATAAAAACACGCTCTTGCTGCGCTTGTGGAGCGGGCCACAACAGGAGTAGCAAACAGACGAGCAGGGTAAGCGCACGCATCAGTCTGCCCCGACCAGCCGCGGCAACGTCGACAAATCAGATATCTCCTGCTCTCGCGGCTTGACCTGCTCAGCAAGCAGCTCGCGCAGCTCAATGATCTGACGGCGCAACTCTTCGATCTCTTGGCGCTGATCGCTAATCAACAATCGCTGATCAGGCGATGGCAGGGCGGCAACCTCGCGCTCCAGCTTACGCTGGAACTGCTTTTGCAGGGCGGCCAGTGTCATTACGATAACCGCCAAAGTGAAGCTTAGCCAGTTTGGTAGTACGATCGCGGCCGCCTTGGCCGCTGGCTCGATACCAGTCAGAATAATGATCAGGGTACCAAAATACTCCAACACATCTTGAGTAGTGAGCTTCATTCTCTACAACTCCTCTTTCGCCTTCAACAGTGCTTGTAGTTGCTTGATTTGTTCGTGCGCTCGTTGCAGCTGTTCCTGGGCGGCCGCTCTGACATCCTCGGCATGCTTTCTGGCTGCTGCTACGTCGCGTTCGCGCTCGGCGAGCCGGCTCTGATGGCTGCGCTCCCTATTTCGGATCTTTTGAAGCTCGTCGTTCAACTCGGCGATATGCTGCTCAGCTTCTTGCAATCTCTGGAGTGTGCGCTCATACAGCAGTCGATATCGCTTGACGAGTTTGTACCATGCCTCGTACCCGTAGACGACTAGACGCACCAGGCGAAACGTCACCAGCGATACGGCCAGAATGTTCCACCACAACAGACTGAAGAGCAGAATCGCCGCAATCCGTCGTTCGTACGGGGTGATGCCCATCATCGCCGCGAACAGCGCCAGGAGGACACCGCCAATCGTTGTAATGATGAGAAAGAAAGGCGTGTCCTCTTTGTTAATCATCGCCGTTCTAATGCGCTTATCCGTTGCTCTAGCGCGCGTATCCGCTGTTCATGCAGCCTGGTCAGCGCCAGCGCCGCCGATGCCGCCATGGCGGTGTGACGTTCAATCAGTCGAACAATGAAAAACTGCCAGGCCTCGGCCGCTCGGCACGCCGCCGCATCAATTTGTTGCTGCTCTTGACTCGCCAGCGCTTTCAAAAAATCGTGATAAGCCGCCTGTAAATGCTCTTGCGCATCGCCCAAATCACTTGTCACAGCGACCTCATCTCTCTCATGTCGCGCAGCACGGCCTGAATGTAGCTCTGTGGCTGGTTGTTATCTTCAGCCGGTGCGTACACAGGAATAATCGTCTCAACATCAAGTAGTCCAACCGCGCCATAGATCTGCTTGAGATGCATAACGAGATGCATCAAGCCGAGCTGGGCGCTTTCATACTTGTTGAATTGTCGCCCATTGTGGGTCACATTCGGCCAACGGCCGTAGGCGACGATCGCGCCCGCGTTATTGCTCTTTTTAAACAGATCTGAACTGCCAATCACGCCGGGCGTTTGGCTCGTTTCGTGTGCCCAAATAGCTGCTACAAAAGCAGGATCGATATCAAGCCAAACACAGAGCTGATAGATCCGCTCGATCACCACATCGACGATCGGTGCCTTGCGGTGCTTCAACCAAGTACTAAATTGAGCGAGTGAAACACTTGGACTAGCGCCAATGACGCGCGTTTTTTGGGCAATTGTGGGGGTGACCGCTGCGGCGATCGCCGCAAAATCAAAGGCGCTGCCGGGGCAAAAGGCTTTGTCGACAGGGTTAATCTCACCATGGCCGATCAAGTTCACGCCCGGCACGAGGCGCGCCCAGCCCAGCTGCTCACAGAGCCACTTCAGCAGGCGGGTTTGGGTGGCCTGCATAGCAGCAGGGAGCGCCTGGCCAGTGTAGCCTTCATGCTCGATGCTCAGCGTGTAACGGTTGGGGTTCGCGCCTGGGCGCAGGCCGCGCCAGCTTGGGCTGACTGGCTTGCCGCTTGGGGTCTTCCAGTTCTTGCCATCTGGTTTAAGGCCATTGCACCAGGCAACATCAGCCAAGGAAACCAGCTGAAAGAGATCGCCATTTTTGGAGATAAAGAAGTGTGAAGAGACTTCGCTCGCAGGGTTGGTCAGCCAGTCGAGCGAACCAGCTGCACCGCCCTGGGCGATATGGAGAACAATAGCATCGTGACCAAGCCGCTCTGTTGCCGGGGCAAAGTTAGGGCTTGGCCGTTTAGTGGCAAATGGACACCAGTTAAGCATTGGGCGCTCCTCGCTCGATCAAAGCTGATCAAAAAGGTCGAGGAACGCGGCGCATAAAGGGATCGAGAATTCGCTTTCCGCGTTCCTCGATCCCTTCTTTTAGTATAGCATATCTGTGCGTATTATTGGAATTATACTGACAATGGTGAAGACTTAATCAAAGAGGCTCTTTTGTCCCCTTGAAGGGATATAGAGCATTTTTTCTAATCGATAGCGCATCGCGATTGGCGATACATCAAATCGTGCAGCTAATTCACGTACATCTGCACCATATTGATTAACTGCCTCTTCGATTAATCGAGCAGGCATCAATAACTCAGATCCAAAGGTGTTAGCCTCTATTTCTAGACGGCGTTTGTCTTTGTCTGACAAAACCCTTGGTCTAGGCGTCATAGGAACATCGAAACCGGGAAGAGCATCATTTGCAAAGCTGCTTTGTTCACCAATGGCCGCAATCTGTTCATGGTTACACATAAAGCCCTGTAAGTGGAGCTTTTCAGCTAACACATGCAAACGATAGTGTCCTATTTCATGGGCTACCGTAAATCGCTGACGAGTTGGTATATCACTATCACGAACCTCGATAATACGATCCTCAACTTGGAGCCGTCCAGCCATCTCAGTAGGTAGTGAGTTAGTAATATCAATAGACAGTGTACATAAAAGATCTGCTATATCATCAACAGGAACCGGAAGAGTGAGTGCGCCAAACTGCCTTTCCCATTCATCAATAATGGAACGCGCTTCACGAACTGCAAATCCCTTCCAAGTTAGTTGCATAGCTTATTCCTCTTTTGCTTCATCAGATGGAGGGGTAATTCGAGTGAAGACTGCCCCCATTCGAGAAGGAGCAGGCGTTGTCGCATCTCGAACCAGACTTTTCAAATACTCAACAGAGGTAGATAGCGCTTTACCTAAGCCTTCAAGAAGAGATTGCGAGATACTTGATGAAGGTAACTTATTATTCTCTAGGTTACGAAGCGTCTGAATATCAACGCCTACCTGTTGCGCTAGGGCGGATTGTGTAATTCTTTGAGAGCGACGTTGCTCTTGAATATAGCTTCCTAGGGCTGGTAGAGGCTTCTCTGTCAATCCCAGACGTGTTGCACATCGTAAGGCTCGTTGTTCGTTTTGCTCTGAGCATTGTGTCCGTTGTTGAAACACGGCAATAAGTTCAGGAAACTGCTCAAAATCTTTGAGCGCTTCTGCTCGGCAAATCTCTGTATATGGACATTTAGGCATAATCGCCTCCATTATTCATTGTCTTCATAGGCCTCCATAGTCAGGCCAGTCATTGGCATCAGAAAACCATTTTGCTAGTGTTAACGCACGTTGAGCAGCAGTTTCGCGATCTTCAGTGAGGCCAATACGTATACATTCTCTCCAGATCGAGTCATGTAAACCTGAACGCTCTGAATTAAGCTGCTCAAGTTCCTCGGTGCTTAAAGTATACTCCATTGTATAGTTAATAAGTTGTATATACTCACGGGCCAACTGAAATAAGCGCCAGAATGGTGAAGCAGAATCTATTTCCGGCATACTTCTCCCTATCTTATTTTAGCACAACCGTTCTAAAATACAATGATAGAACATTGCTGTTATACTCTCCTACGTTTTACGCTTCAATCTACTAAGCCATTGTGACCCACTGCCTACGGCGCGCCTGGCAGCGACTCGCAGGGAATACCATCGCCATCGCTGTTAAGGCGGTTAGGGTCATCGTCGATCCTAACCGCCTAAAGCTTTATTGCCCCAGTCTAGTGCGAACCTGTTCAACTAGTCCTTCAGGAAGATCATTGGCTGATGTTACAGGTACCGGATTCTCATAGGGAGCAGCAGCTTCATCTGAAGCTGAGCCTGATGGCTCGGCGCTTCCTGTACCTGGGCTTGCTTGAAAGGATACATCATCAATAAACAGGTTGCTGTTCAAAAGACTATCTGTAGAAGCAAGTATGAATAAGGTTCGCGTCTGCCCTGCAAACTGCCTTACATCTATAGATCGCTTTACCCAACCTGTGGTACTTGTGTTCCTACACAGTTCAAATGCATCAACAATTTCGTCATTGGTGACACTGCCATCATCGTTCACCAGTGAAACGCCAGCAATATCATCTTGAAGGCAGTAATCACTTGATGCGATCCAACGCCAATAGGTGAGATAGGGCCGGTCTGCTGGAATTGTGACGCGCTGCGAAACAGCAGTGGTCTCGTCATAGACACCACCCAACCAAACAGCCCATGTGCCACTATGTGCGCGAACAGTACTAGGGAATTGTTGAGTGATTACCGGAAAACCGGCAGTAACACTAATCCACCCCGAGCTACCTTCTTCAAAAGAACCATTACGCAATTCCATAATGGGTATCGAAGTGATAGTTGGGGCCAAAGTATTCGTAGGGATATTTGTCCGAGTAGCCGTAGAGGTTCTGGTAGAGGTGCTTGTTGGAAATGCCTTAAACACTGCTGGAAGGTACTGACCATGAAGATTAGACACATTTTGGGCAAAACCCATGGGAATTTGAGTTAAAGCTAATAAACCGACCATAACAACAATGGCGATACCAAATTCTTTGACTCGCATAATGACCCCTCAGATAGTAGGATTTCCGGTACTCTGGGCGAGTTGAGAGGGATGTAAGTAGTAGGTGTTTAATTAGTCTACCTTGGCAGTCTAACCAAAGTATTACTATTTAAAATAACTCTTAAGCGAGTCGAGGGGTTGTAACCGAGACGTAATATTCCATACAGAACATTTATGCTATTCTATTTCGCACTTGGAGGTGTTATGCGACCATTACTACTTTTTGTGCCCTGTTTAACTCTAATTCTAGTTGCTGGACTACCCGATGTTCGCTGGCTAGTAGCACCTCTCGGTTGCGCTGCAGTGTGGCTGCTTTGGCGACTAAGCGAACGGGAACGCGAAGTAGAACAAAACAGCCTTCGAGAAGCTATTTGGTCTGATATTATCGACGTTGTATCATCTGCCGAGCAAAAGCCAGAAGCGCCTCACGCTGATCAGGATTGAGAGATTCAAGAAAAGCGCGCTGCTCGTCGGTTAGGCCAGCCCCTTTTAAGCGCTGTTTCGCCATCTCTCTCGCCATGGTATCATTGGCGTCTTCGAGCATGAGACGTTTTACATCATCCCAAGAACCTCGTAATCGCTGAAGGAGCTTAGGCATAACGTCAATTTTAGGCACGTGCTTACCCTTCTCCCAAGCTGAAACAATGCGGTCAGATACACCAACCTCATCGGCAACATCTTGCTGAGAGAGCCCTTGAGCTTGTCGAAGCTCTAAAAAATATATCCCTACTGCTTCCATACTCATAACCCCAAGTATAGCAAAGGCCGAAGTTTTCTTCTAGTACAGTAAACTTCGGCCTTTAACCGTGTTTTCTACCATTGACAAGCGAAGTTTACTTCGTTAATATGTGATATACAGAAGTTTATTTCGGGAGGAGGAGGAATACACCCTATGAACAACTTCATGTTGGCTATAGACAAGCTTGGCAAAACCAATGATGAACGAGCTGCCAAGCTTGGGATGACCTCACGCAACTTAGAGACTTGGAAAAAGCAGGGACCACCCCGCGCCGTTCGCGCCTTGTTAAAGCATCCTGAGCTGATCTTAGCTCTGCTTGATGATGCAAAAAACCAAAATCAGTCGAAATAAACTTCGAAAAGTAATTGACGAGCGAAGTTTATTTCGGTATACTGACGACGAAGTTTATTTCGGTACCTTAACAACCGAATAGGAGCTAAACGTGAAAGTGCGGCTCAAAGCGATGCGTGACCGACGCGAGCAAGCAGCAAGTCTGCGCGCCATCCTCGCTAGTCGCAGCCGCACCCGCACCATCTCGTTGGAGAAGCGCACCATAAAGGAGGAGCAAACCGAATGCTAGCCACTCTCACAACTTTGGACACAGTGTCCAAACCGCGCATCTACCAAGAGCGCGGCCAGTGGTGGGCCGACATCAACGCCGCGACGTTTGGGCCGTTCCACCACCAAGCAGAAGCCCAGGACGAGATCCAGTACCTTACCCGCGAACTTCGTGCACCTGCTGTACTCAACCAAATCCCGAGCTTCGAGGAAGAGATCGACGCCCCCACTCGGGCGGCCGAGATCTTCGCCAACACTCGCCAGGTCTGCTGGCACGGTGCGGTCGTATTGGCTCGGGCTTGGGAGCAGAGCCTCGACGATCCCAAAGCCTTGGCAGTTGTGCTCTATCTGATTCGCCATTTCCATCGCATTCGTAAAGCGGCCAACGGCATCTTGATGCCAAGCGACAGCACCAACCGCTACTACATCGTTTCAGCCAACAGCTGCAGCTGCCCTGCTCGGGTCGCTCGCTGCAAACACCAGCGCGCTGCCACCCTTTGGCTGCGCTGCCAAGTCGACTAGTGCCCGTTTCTTTAGCTAGTGTAGTAGAGAAAGCAAAAACTGTGTACGAATTTGTTATAGGCGCGATGGTTTCAACATCCCTACTCATTCTAGAGCACGCGCTTCTCTGGAATGCTCGTCTCTCGCGAGTCTCGCGCTACACCCTTGGCACAACTGCCCTATTTCTAGGCATTAGTGTGGCGCTCCTTTTACTTGGGGATATCCAAGTGTTGATAGGGATTTGGGCGATTGTAGGAATTGGCGGCGCGGTAGTGGGCGGCTTACATCTGTGGCGTACACATCGCGGGGAACAACCGGGGGAGATCGAGTCGGCCTACCTGGCCGGGCAACTCACCAAGGAGGCAATCATTGGCACGACGCGAGAGCGCTGAGATTGCAGCACTAGACGACATTGCAGCGGCGCTCGATCGTCAACGGGAGGCAATCGCAATTGTGGCGGCAAGGCAGCGCAGCAGCCTAAGCCGAGAGGATTACAACGAACTACGTGAAGTTCTTGAAGCAGCAGAGGTTATTCGGGAACGTGTAGCCGACTTACGTCAGAAGGCAAGCAAACAGTATCAGCAAGGACAAGTCTATGCGACTACCAAAGTATGAAATGATCGACGGTGAAGCACATTCACCTGAGGAGTTGGTAGAGAGGTTGTACATGGCGCATTCAGGCGATACTCGGCGCGATATGGCTGAGCGCACATTTCTCTCCAAACGTCCCGAACGTCGGACCTATGAACTGGCGAGTATCACAACGGACGCGGTCGCAGGATCGCGGGTGATGACCAAAGACGAGGCAGCCCAAACCAATCGCGAGCTAGAGCAACGTGGTAGCGACTTACGCTGGAGGCTGCTGATCGACCAGAACACAACATACGCAATCACCGCCCTGGGCGATGAGTATTTAGAGGGCAAGAGCAAATGACGGCTCACGAAGAAACGCTCAATGTTGCAGTGGGTTCATTCGTTGTCAAACGAGGCATTGGCATCGTCGACAAGCGCGGCAAGGTCGTAGCCGTGGTCTGCGGTGAAGGAACAACAGCGGAGCAAGATGAACAACGAGCCAGGCTATTCGCCGCAGCGCCCGAGATGTTCGAAGCCCTGCAACAGGCACGCAGCTATATCCTACGAAATGGATTTGGATACGATCAACAAATCCGTATCGATCAGATCAACGCCGTAATCAATAAAGCGATCAAGTAAAAGCGAAGCGCTTATGTGGTGCCACCACATAAGCGCTCCAAAGGAAAAAACCTCTTATGACCATCATACCACAAGACGCACAACGGGTGCTGGTTGGCACCGAGCCGCTCGATATTGACTTGGCCGAGAAGGTCAACCAGAGCGGCTGGATTATGCACTTCCGCAATCGGGCCGAGCAGGCCGAGCGACAGCTGGTGATTCAAACCGAACGGGCCAACGATCTCGACGTTCGACTCGACGCGCTGCGCGAGATCAAGAACAGTGCCGAAGATCGTGTTCGCGAGCTGGAGCACGAGCTTGAGATTGCATACCACTGCATCGAGCTGAGCCAGAACCAGCTCAACAACGCAATCTACGATCGTGAACAGACCGAGTTTATGCTCAGACTGGACGGAGGGGCGCTTCTATCGGCCTGGAGCGAGATTACCGATCTCAACCAGGGCATCAACGATCTCGTTGAGCGCTGCCGCGAAGCCGAGCAGGTAGAGCACAGCAGTGTCGAAGCCACCAAGTCACTCAATACATTGACCGCTCAGCTCGACCAGGCAAAGGCGCACGCCGAGATTCACAGACAGCAAGCCGATATGCTCCAGCGTAGTTTTAACGTCGCCTGGCAAGAGCGCAGGATGTGGATGGACGAAGCACAGCGCGCCCAGACCGAAGTGATCGAGCAGGCCAAGCGAGTGGCCCAATTACGCCAACGTTTGGAGGCCTGGGTCGATCTGTGTCAGGAGTTGGAGCCCTTTAAGGACCGCGCCGAAGCCGATGGCTACATGCTGCTGGAAGCCACCAAGCGCCAGCTGGCCGAGCTCGACGAGGTGAAGTAGATGAGCGACGAATACACGCAAGACGAACAGAATCTACCGCCGCCGAGATTCACCATTCACATCATTCTGGACGATTTCCCGATTGATGTTCAGATTGTTGGCAGCGCCAAGCGTCTGAGGAATGCGCTCAAAAGCCTGCGCGAGATCGGTGCGGTGGCCCCTGCAGCTGCGCGCCAAGCTCGCACAGAGAGGATCCGAGAAGCGCCCATATGTCCGTATCACGGGCCTATGAAGGAGAGCACCAAGCGCCCGGGTACGTGGTATTGCAGTCACAAAATGGGCGATGGTAGCTACTGCAAAGAACGCGCCTAGCCTGAATTGGGGTGGTGACAACAGAGTCACCACCCATAGCCCAACACGATCAGCAAGGTAGACATATGAGTATTCAAGAATTCAACCGCATTTGGGATAAAGGCAAAGCAGAAGGGAGCGCCCTACTGGTCCTGCTTGCACTTGCCGATATTGCTGATGATGAGGGCTATTGTTGGCCCAAGATCGATACCCTTTCGCGCCGTGCCCGTATCTCCAGTCGGCAAGTCAGCACGATTGTCGAAGAATTGTGCGCTATTGGAGAGATCGCCCGAATTGTAGGCGTTGGCAGAGGCCGACCATCTCTCTATGTCATCCTAAGCGGGCTTGATGACGAAACCAAGCTCCTCAGAGAAAAAGGCCTACGTGCTAAACAGGAAGAAATCATGCAAAAACTGCATGGTTTACGCTCCAAAAAAGCACAAAAGGCGAAGAAATTTCATGAAAATACTTCAGGTAATAGCACTGAACAGGCTGAAAAGGTGCAAGGATTTCATGAAAACCCTTTGGGTAATAGTGCCGATGATGCCGAAAAGGTGAAATCTTTTCATGAAATGGCAACTGATGAATCTGGCGATCTAACGCCAAACGACACTCTTTCCCACCATGTCTTAGATTCCAATCAGGTGGTGGTGGAATCCACCACCGTGACCGCACAGCAATCAGGACAAAACGCCGAACAGTCAGCAGAGCAGAAGTATTACCCTCAGAGTTTTGCTCTGCTGACTCAAGCAGGCTGTACAAGTCCTGCCCGAATACAAGCAGCCAAACTGCCTCCAGAGCGGGTAGCCGCCATCATTGCCAACACTCACGCCAGTTCAGGCGGCCCGGGCGCAATTATCAAAAACTGCCTTGCAGAGCTAAAGCTGCCCCTCATACTGAAACAACAGGAGCGAAACTATGCAGTACCGCAGCGGACCATGGGACCGGGGCGAGGGCGAGCACCAGAAGCCCAGCAACTTTCGACGGATCGACCACAACGATCTGAGCTTAGCCAAGCAGAGCTCGACGAGCTCGACCTGGTCGAGCAGCGAGAGCGGCAACGCTATGCCGCCGAAGTCGCCGCTCGGAACGCGCAGCGCCAGCAACGGCAATCCCAAAGCGGATCCCACATGTGAAATCTGTCGAGGTATTGGCCACTTCCTGCTGGACGTTCCTTTTGGCCATCAAGATTGGGGAAAATTACAAGTGTGTCGTTGTATGCAAGCAACCCTCCAAGCAGAACGAACAGCAGCTGCAGCTGCGATCGCAAGCCGCTACACGCAGCAGCTCCATGCCGATCTGGGCAAACTACGGTATTGCACCTTTGAAAACCTCGATCGTGCTCGACCTCTTGCGCCAATAAGTTGGAATGGCAAGAGTTTCAGCGAGCAGGAGCAGCGCAAGGCGCTTGTGAAGGCGCTTGGAATCGCTCGCGACTTCGATCCGCAAGGGATTGAGAGCCTGTTCTTCTACGGCCCTCCCGGATCGGGCAAAAGCCACCTAGCCGCAGCGATCGTTAATGCTGCCTGTGCTACTGGTGTTCCCGCTCGCTATGGCACAGTCAGCAGCCTGTTACGCCTGGTGCAAGACGGGTTTAGCGATGGCAGTGCAAGCCAACGACTTGAAGCGCTGATCAGTTGCCCACTCTTGGTGATCGACGATCTTGGCACCGAAAACACAACCCAATGGTCAGAAATGACCTTATTCGAATTAGTGACTGCGCGTGACAATGCCGAGCGTCCGACCATCTATACCAGTAACTATCCTGTAGACCAGCTGAACGATCCGCGCATTCGTTCACGTATCAAGGGCTCGTGTACCTGTATCGAACTGGTGATCAGCGATTATCGCGCCTTGCGCTAAGAGGATCTGGAGATGACCGCACCTATTCTGAAATACTTTGGAGCAAAGTGGAGTATTGCCGACCAGATCGTGTCTCTACTTCCTAGGACGCGCCGCTATGTAGAACCCTTCTGTGGGTCAGCGGCGATCTATCTCAATCTTCCTTGGCAGCCCTATCACGCTGTTCTCAATGATCTCAACGACGATATCGTCAACCTGTTTCGAGTACTGAGAGAGCAGCCCAACCGGTTGATCGAGCAAATCGAGCTCACGCCCTGGGCTGAGACAGAACACCAACTGAGCTGGACACCAGCCGAAGGTATCGATGACGTAGAACGGGCGCGACGGTTTCTTACACGCCAATGGATGAACCATGGAGGTGTACTTCACAGAGCAGGGTTTCGGCATCGCGGAAATACAAGTTCCAAAACAAGCACGACAAGTGTATGGAATGCGCTACCCAAGCGCTTGCAAGGAGTTGTTGACCGGTTGAAGTTGGCCGAGATTCGATGTCGACCTGCACTTGAAATCATCAGTTACTACAACGCACCGAACACGCTGTTGTTTGTCGACCCTCCTTATCCGCGATCGACACGCGGTGGCCGAACTCGTTATACGCACGAGATCACCGACGGGGATCATATCGAACTGATTAAAACGCTTGATCGGCATACGGGCGCAGTTGTGCTCTGTGGTTATGACTGCAATCTCTACAGCTCTCGCCTAGGGCATTGGCGACGAGTACAAATTGCAGCCAACGCCGATGGAGGGCGAGCGCGAACCGAAGTGGTGTGGTTGAAAAACGTACCAGTCCAACAGGCTCAGTTGTTTGATATGGAAGGGGTTTGATCGATGCGCTTTCGCTTTCCGAAACCAATCCACCAACCAGCCCTTCAGCGGGTGCAAGAGCTTGAACAGCAGCTCTGTGACCTCTATCGCGCTTGGCCAGAGCGAGCAATGAATCACAATCAGGTCGCCGATCTGCGCAGTCAACTGGCCCAGGCCTGGGACCAGCGCCGCCAAGAGATCGCCTGTATCAAGGCTGGCCAACCGCTTAAATCCTTTGCCTCGACCTACGTACCGCGCCGACCTACTCGGTCCAAGAGCCGCAAGGCAGCATAGGAGAAACCTCATGGATATGGATATCGATTTGGATATTGAAAATACCAAGGCCGAGCTGACTATCAGCGCAAAACTCAGCACACCCGCTGCGCGCAAAGACTTCTTTGAGCGTTTGTCCGATCTGTTTGAAACCCAACCCACAAGCGAAGTCAAACTTAAGCTAGAGTTTTTCGGCGCCGAGGATCTGCGAATGGCCAAAAACGCGATTGCCAAAAAGCTCTACCATCGCGCGCCTGGTATCGAGGTCAAGTTCAATACCAAGATCGAGGACACTGTTTTGCGCGAGAAGAAGCAGCCCGAGGCCACCCCGATCGAGCGAGCCCTCGACGAGGATCTCTTCAACACAGACGATGAGGATTTTGAGCTGGAGGAAGAATACTCGTGAGCTATTCCAAGTACGGCAACCAACCGGTTCGCGTCGACGGTCGACGCTTTGCCAGCAAGGCCGAAGCCCGTCGCTACCTCCAACTTAAGCAATTGGCAACCAAGGGCAAGATCGCAGGCCTGGTCTGTCAACCGCGCTACCCGCTCGACGATGGCAAGGGCGCGCCGGTTTACATTGGTGACTTTCGCTACTCTATCGGCGAGCGCATTATCGTCGAAGATGTGAAGGGCGTAGAGACGCCGATTTTCAAGCTGAAAGCATGGTTTTTTCGCAAGCGTTATCCCAACATTGAGCTGAGAGTCTTAAAGGTGTAACTATGGCCGAGATCATAATCCTACCCAGTGATACCGAACAAGAGAAAGATCAGCAGCAGATCGAGGCGCTGTTACAAACACTCGCAGAGCTCACTGTAGCGATCGCCCAACGTGCTGTACAATCTAGTCAAGATACGCCACAGCACACAGCACGAGGTTAAGCATGGTTATATCTACACGTCGAGCGGCGATCTATATTCGCCGCTCCACAGAAGAGCAGAGCGAGTACAGCACCGAAGCGCAGGAGCGACATTGCCGCTCCTACGCCGAAATCCTTGGCTTTGAGGTCTATCGTATCTACATCGACGATGACTATAGCGGTAGGCGAGCCGATCGACCATCCTTTAATGAGATGATTCGCGACGCTCACCTTAAACGCTTTAGCTGTATCATCGCCCATAAGATCGATCGGCTAGCGCGCAATACCGCGCTGCTCCTCAAGCTGGTCGAAGATATGGAGGCGATCGGTGTAGGGGTGCTCTCGGTAAGCGAGCAGATCGATTTCCGAACGCCCATGGGTAAGGTATCACTTGCAATGCTGGCCAGTTTCGCCCAGTATTACAGCGATAACTTAGGGACGGAAACAAAAAAAGGCCTTCAAGAGAAGGCAATGCAGGGCGGTTGGGTTGGGCCGGTGCCCTATGGCTATGAACGTGATGGTGCAAGCTTGCGACCATCGAACGATGCAGCAGCGGTGCAGCTGATCTTTTCGCTCTATACCTCTGGAGCGCACTCCTATAGCACGCTGGCCGATGAATTGAATCAGCGTGGTTGGCGCACCCTCGACTGGCAAACAGGAGAGCGAGGTATCTTTGGGCGTGAGAGTATCCGCTACATTCTGCGCAATAACGCCTATATCGGCCTGGTGAGCATCAACGGCCAAGCCTACCCAGGCAAACATCCGGCCTTGGTTAGCAAAGAGACCTTTGAGCTAGCCCAATCGATCCGCGAGCAGCGTACCACTAAGAAGGCGCGCTTCAGCGTGAGCTTGCCCCAGTCGGGCGGCCTACTCACCGAGCTGGTCTGGTGCGCCAAGTGCGGCGAACGCATGTGGAGACATACCAGCGCAGGCGACGGCAATCGCAAGCGTCGCATCTACTATGTCTGCTCTGGCCGATCGCGGCGAACCTGCGACGCACCCTTTGTAAGCGCCCAGGTTGTTGAGGGTCAAGCCATATCGATCTTGCAGCAGCTCGCTATTCCAACAGACTGGCGCGATCGTATTCTTACACTAGCGGAAGGCATGATTGTCAGCACTCAAGAGGTGAAGACGATTAGCCCTGAACAGATCGCCGAACAAAAGCGACGCTTATCACTGGCTTTTTCATTAGGAGGAATAGACGAGATCACCTATCGCCGACAGCTTGAAGGATTGCAGGCACTCCAAACGAGCAGCCCCAAAACGCTCCAGCAGCTTGATCTGGCCTCGGCGGTGAATACCTTGATCACAATGGGCGATGCGCTCAAGCAGGCCGATATAGAAATGCAGCGCTTGCTTGTTCGTCGAATCATCGATAGGTTCTGGTTAGCAAAAGGGGAGACAAATAGCATAGAGGCCATCACTCCAACCGGAGCTTACGCTCCCTTGGTTGAGGCGACGACCTCTATGCTGTCTATGGGGTGGCTGATGGGGCTCGAACCCACAACCACCTGA